TTCTATATTACCAAAGACGAGATTATTAACACTCGGACAAATTCTAAGATTTTATTTAAGGGGATTAAGACATCGAGCGGAACGCAGACTGCAAACCTAAAGTCCTTAAGTGGTGTAACTACGTTTGTATTGGACGAAGCGGAAGAACTAGTAGACGAAGACGTATTCGATAAAATAGATTTCTCTATTCGTAATAGCCAAAAGCAAAACCGAGTTATTCTAATTCTTAACCCGACTACAAAAGAACATTTTATTTATAACCGTTTCTTCGAAGAGAAAGGAGTCCAAGAAGGAAATTCACTAATTAAAGGCGATACAACCTACATACATACCACGTACAAGGATAATATTGAATATCTAAGTGAATCATTCTTAAACCAAATCGAACTCTTAGAACGCAATAATAAACGTAAATACGAGCACACGATTTTAGGAGGGTGGTTAGATAAAGCCGAAGGGGTAGTCTTTACTAATTGGTCCTATGGTCCTTTTAATCCGGATAACTTGCAAACCTCATTCGGTCAAGACTTTGGATTTTCAATAGACCCAACTACTTTGGTAGAGGTAGCCATAGACAAGACAAAACACAAAATTTATATTAAAGAGCATTTATATAAGCCTAAGCTAACGACTAGCGAAATAGCGCATATTAATAAAAGAGTATGCGGTAAAAGTTTAATAGTAGCGGATAGCGCCGAGCCTAGACTTATAGCCGAGCTTCAATCCCAAGGGTGTAATATAGTACCTACCGAAAAGGGAGCCGGAAGTATTACCGCCGGTCTAGCGCTTATGCAAGACTACGAACTAGTAATAGAACCTAATAGCCATAACATTGGAAAAGAACTTAATAACTACATATACTCTGACAAGAAATCTGGACTCGTGGTCGATAACTTTAACCATGCCATCGATGCCATACGTTATAACGTCTTCTTTAACTTATCTAATCCCAACTCAGGTAAGTATTTTGTGTACTAGTACAAAAAACAACAAATAACGTTTATACATTATGAAGCTAGAATTAAACATTCCTACGCATCTAGGAGAAATTAAGCTATTACAATATCAAAAATTTCTTAAGATTGCTAAGGAAAATGAAGAAAGCGAATTTTTGCACCAAAAGATGGTGCAGATATTTTGTGGAATTGATTTAAAAGATGTAGCTAATATTAAACATAAGGACGTAGTTACTATTACAAGTAATTTAGGAGCTTTGTTTAATAAGAATCATTCTTTAATTCCACGATTTAAAATGGGTGGTGTAGAGTTTGGGTTTATTCCTAACCTTGATGAAATGACTCAAGGGGAATATGTGGACCTAGATAGCTATATTACTAATTGGGATGAAATGCACAAAACTCTTGCGGTTTTATATCGACCAATTACGACAAAGTTAGGAGAAAGATATTTAATAGAAGATTATAACGGTTCCGCAACCTATTCCGATATAATGAAACACGCACCTTTAGATGTTGTTTTTGGAGCGGTGGTTTTTTTTTATCATTTAGGCAACGAATTATTGAAAAATACTCTGACTTATTTGGAGGAGAACAAGAAGATAACGGATATAGTGAACAAGCACAATTCGGAAAACGCTGGGGATGGTATAGCTCTCTCTATGCTCTCACTCAAGGAGACGTTAGAAGATTTGATGAAATTTCAAAGCTTCCCTTACAGCAGTGTCTTACGTTCCTAACGTTTGAGAAGCAAAAGAATAACTTAGAAATAAAAATGATTAAAAATCAAAAATAATGAACGGATATTATTACGTAGTAAATGCACTTAAGGATTATCTAAAAGCTACCAATTTTATTAACACGGTAACGGTAGGGGATATTTTTAAGGTAGACTTAAACAAGCAAACTATTTTTCCTTTGTCGCATATTATAGTTAATAATGCGGAGATAGCGGAAAATAATACTTCTCTTAATATCTCAATTTTATTTATGGATATTGTAGATGAAAGCAAACAATTAGTAACCGATATTTGGGATGGTAACGATAACGAGCAAGACGTATTAAATTCACAATTAGCTTTAGCACAAAGATTAAGCGCCGAACTAATTAGAGGAAGTTTATACTCTAATTTAATTCAAATAGCAAGCGCACCGAATGCGGAGCCATTTATAGATAGATTTGAAAACAAGGTAGCCGGATGGACACTAACGTTTGACGTTATTATTCCTAATGATATGACTATTTGCTAATGAAATTTAAGAACACCGAGGAGGTTATAAATAAATTTAGAAACTATGTTATTCAGCAAGCAAGGAGCAACCTTACCAAAGGAGGTAAAAACGTTTCTAGTAAGCTATACAAAAGTCTAAAAAGCGAAGTTTTAACGGAGGATAATTACTCTCTTGTAAACTTTGAAATGGAAAGCTATGGAGCTTATCAAGACCAAGGTGTTAAGGGTAAATCAAAAAGCAATAAGGCTCCTAATAGCCCTTTTAAATTTGGAAGTGGAAAAGGTAGAAAAGGAGGATTAACCGATGGAATAAATAAATGGGTTCAAGCAAAAGGCATTCAATATAGAGATAAAAAGACGGGTAAGTTTTTAAGCTATCAATCTACGGCTTTTATTATCACTAGAAGTATTTACCAAACTGGAATTAGACCATCTTTGTTTTTTACTAAGCCTTGGGAGGCAGCTAAGAATAAATATTTAGATAGTGAATTAATTAAAGCGTATAAAAAAGATATCGAAACGATTATTAGTTATAAAATAGAAAATAGGAAATGATAATTTACTCAAGAAGCCCTTATTTTGTTGAGGTTAATGAAAGTAGCCAGTTAGGCTCTAGAATAGAGTTATTTATTTGGAATAATCCAAATAGCGAGCCATCTTCGCCTACTTATATATTTACTAAATCTATCGCCTCTACTAGTAATAGAAAAAACGTTTATAATATAGCGCCATACATAAAAGAATATATAGAAGCTATTACCCCTAGTGACAATACTAATTCTATGATGGCTATCGTAAAGGTTAAGCGTTATAAAGAAGCTTCACTAGGGACATATACGTTATTAAATACAACTACCTATTATTCTACTAATGGTTACACTAATTACTCTGGGGGTTATAATCAAACCGGCTCAACGTCTACAATTTTAGCTCTTGCAAATACCAATTTAGAATATTTCTACGAAGAAGATATAGCGGAGGCTAAATATCCTTACGTAAACATATGGGCGCCTAATTCAAGTCCAGCGGTTCTTCAAGTTACATATAAAGATTTAAGGGGGAGAAATGAAGTAACAAATACAATTACTAGAGACGGAACTAAGATTTATAAAATTCCCTTAAGGACTACTTCTTCTAAATACGATAAAGGTAATACTTGCACAATTAAATTTAAGCCTACCGGAGAATATGTAGACACGACGATACAAATTTTAGTTACTCCGGTTTGCGAAATTAAATATACTCCGGTACAATGTCAATTCATAAACCGTTATGGAGGATGGCAATTCCTTACTTTTTTTAAAGCTAGAACTGATAGTATTCAAACCCAAGGCACTACTTATAAAATGCTTCCGGATGCGGTAGATTATAATACTAGTAGAGCACAAACTAGAAGCTTTAATATTAATGGCGGTAAAACAGTAAAATTAAATACCGGATGGCTTCCAGAAAATTATAATGAGCTTATTCAAGACTTACTTCTATCCGAAACGATTCTTTTAGATGGAGTGCCAGTAGAAGTTAAGACTACCGCAACAGATTTAAAGACATCTCTAAAAGATAAAAATATTAATTACGAGATAGAGTTCTCTTATGGATTTAACCTTATTAATGACGTAGTTTAATGATAAACGTACTACTTTATATTTACGACGATAATACTAATGAACCGCAAAGAATTGAACTTTTTTCGGATGAAACCATTAGCGTAACTTCTAGCGTCCAAAATGTAAACGATATATCTAAGGTTTTTACAGATTTTAGCCAATCATTTACGGTTCCAGCTACTTCTCATAATAACAAAATATTTAAATATTGGTATGAGAACTCTTTAGACAATGGTTTTGATGCTAGAACGCGAAAGAATGCGTATATAGAACTAGATTATGCAACTTTTAGAAAGGGAAAAATTCAATTAGAAAAAGCAAGTTTCAAAAATGGGCAAGTAGAGAATTATCAAATTACTTTTTTTGGCTCATTGATTTCTTTAAAAGATGCGTTCGGCGAAAAATTTCTTAGAGATTTAGATTTAAGCTCTTTAAATTTTACGTATACCGGTACAGTGGTAAAGAATAGAGTAATAGGTGGAGCTGGTAACGATGTAATGTTTCCTTTAATATCCTCTAAAAATGTTTGGGGTTATGGAGCAGGCTCAATTTGGGATATATCTCAAAACGCTACACCGATAAATGCAAGCGATTTATTCCCGGCAGTTAGAGTAAGCAAGGTATTCGATGCTATTGCTTCTAGTCTTGGTGTAACTTTTCAAGGCAATTTTTTAACTGATTCAAGATTTACTCGTGCATTTTTATGGCTAAAGAATAGCGAAACATTTGAATTAAAAACAAGTGCAAATAAATTAAATTTCCAAACGGCTACCTCAACTACCGGAAGCCAAGGTATATTTAATGTATTTAGCGATACGCTTAACTATGTAAAACCTACCGGTGCAGAATATTTAAGCCAATCACATATTACAATTACGTTTAGTGTTCCGGCTCCGGGAGCGGATGCTAAAGAATTTTTCTTTTATGTTTATAAAGATGGGGTAGTAATTAATACACAAAGTTATTTAACTCAAACTTCCCCAATGTATTTAGAAGTACCGCTTGAAGAATCGGGAGCTTATACGTTTTATATTGCATCTGCCGCAGCTATTTCATTTACATCGGTTTATTATTATGAAACTGGTAGATTAGATGGAAGCACATACACTAAAATAAGTGATTTAACGGTTACAGAATCGACTACGCAAACCACTACGACTACAATGTCCATAGCTCAATATATGCCGGACATGAAAATAGAAGAATTTTTTAGTGGTATTTTAAAAATGTTTAATTTGACTTGCTACTCGGATGTATCCGGTATATTCAAAATAGAACAATTAGAAGGATGGTATTCAAGCGGAACCATTAGAGATATTACTCAATATATTATTAATGATGTAATAGATGTAGAAAGAAGTAAGCCTTATAAAAAGGTTAATTTTAAATATCAAACTGCCGAATCGTTTTTAAATGTTGAATATATGTCTCGCTCTCAGGTCCCTTACGGAGATTTATATTACGAGCTTGATAATGATGGTTCAGAATATACCATAGAACTTCCATTCGAGGTATTATTACATACTAAATTTACCGGAACTAATTTACAAGTAGGTTATGCGTTAAAGCCCAGCTTTATACCATATATCCCTAAGCCGGTTATTTTATACGACTATGGAACTACTCAAACGGTATCGACTTTTAAATTTAAC